CTCAAGCTAATAATAGGCTCATTAGCAATAACAGAACGCTTAACAGTCATGTAATCAGGATTTTGTATTAATATGCGACTCCATTTTGCAGAACGCTCATCTAATTCTGCGTAAACAAAAGCCTCTCCTAATGTCCAATATTCTTGAGCAATTTGAACACAAATGTTCATTAACTCAATTTCTTCAATCATGTTTTCAAAAAACTTTCTAGCTTTTTCGTTTTTACATTTTATATTAAGTTTAGAAATTGGATATGTAGAATGTAAGCTAATTGCATTTTGAACCATTGGATTTAATGCAAAGAACGAACGTGACCAAGCATTAATGGTAGCTCTATCACGCGGCAAATTCATATTTGAATTTAGCCATAATGGACTATATACTTCCGGAGCCTGCCGAACTGTCCCGCCTGACCCTCTATATCCGGTGCCTGAGCTTCCTGCCGCGCCGCCTCCACCACCAAATGTAGCTGCCTCTTGTCCAAGTTTATTAAATCTTGGACTTGAACTTGCTGTAGCGAACCCAGCCGGTGTTGGCCCCGTTCCATTATCTGCATTATGAAATGGAGAAGAAGCAGTTTCTCTAAATTTTCCGGCAGTTACTTCATTTTCCAATAATGATCGCCTATGTTGACTCACAGATTTTACCATCTGCGGGGATATTACAGGCGGCGCCTCTCTTGAAAGCATGAATTTATCAGAATTTGACATTTATTGACTCCAAATACTAAATTATATTATATAATTAGTTACATTCTAGGAATATAACCAGTAACAGCTGGAATTGCACGGCGAGCATTTGGATCGTCCCGAACATTATTAGGATTTATTAATGTGCTTTGGCTAAAACCACCAGTTATGTCAAATTTATAAGCTAAATAAGCATTCAATAAAGCCATAAATCCATCATTCGGCGTTGCTCCTTTAACATAATGAGACATAGGCTCACCAAATCTGTCAGACGTTGTTTTAATATCCATACTGCAACAATGCGCAATTAACCATGAAATTTTTTCATAATCTCCATACGGAAATCTAATATTGCCTTTTTTTAACATATCAAACAAATCTGCAATATAATAATCTCTATCAAAACGAATTGTATTTGGAAATTCATCAGTAACAAATTTTACGTGATTCTTCATATTTCCTTTTGCCTCGCTTGCCAAAAATCTATTACCATATTCCTTCTGTAACACTTCTGTTAAATCATTAGCATAACCAATATCGCCTACCGCCAATCCAACACTATATTGACGAAACATTTGTTCTACTAACTGCTTTTTATATTCAAAATCATTGCGTCTTAATAGAGTCGCAAATTGAACAGAAAGCAAATGAGGGCCTTCCGCTGTAATAACAACGGCTGAGCTATAAGACTGGCCCATCTTTTCTTGACCTTCAACATCTTGTTTCTTTCCCCAGTCGAATCCTGCATAAACTTTCTTTTTATCTGATACAGAAATGCTCGCTCTCATTTTGCGCCCTATATCTGCACACTTTTCATGCAATTCTTCTGGCGTAATAGGAGCGGCATCACCAGTATAAAACTCACCCAATACTTCATTTTGATAAGATCTTTCTGTGGCAATAGGGCTATTCTCTGGTTTTTTCGATAGTATCTTTTCTTTCGTGAAATTTGGCATGTATAGTTGATTAATATGATAACCAACAAATCCACAATTTTCATTACCGTTAAGCGCTGCCCATTTACCTCTTTCTGCTGCTGAACGTTTGTCTTGTTCATGACCACAATGAACACATTTTACAATAAACCCATATAGCCAAACTTTCTCCCAATCATTAGAAGATGGAGTATATAATGGAAAATGTTTTTTACATTTTTCGCAACCTAATTGAAAATATTGTTGTGAAGAATCATTCCACATTTTCCAATAATCAGTACCTCTTTGTTTTGGCGTGCCGAAATATACTTGTACGCCTTCAGTCTCCGTTCCATAACGAGCCTGAGATAATAGTTTGTTAGCATTGGAAATAGCAGCAATTGGAATATCTTGAACTTCGTCATAGAATAAACAATCTACAGTACCACCACGTAGACGATCCGCTTCTAATCCGGTAGACTCAATACGCAAGAAATTTCCGCCAACAAATTGTTTAAATTGCAAGCTGTCATTGCTAGGAGACGAACTGTCAATTTTAAGATTAATATATGAACGCTTGCGACCTGGTTTAAATGGATCGTCTACCAAAAGAGATGCCATTATTGCATTGTTCAATTTAATTTTTGCATAACTGAAAACGTGAATTAAATTTGGGAAACAATGAATGATCCTCATTGGAGGACGGCCATTGCAGCCAAAAATGCCAGACGCCATAAAATACATTTCTAGCGCAGTAGCCATGGTTGTTGCTCCAACCTGACGACCTTTCACCAAAATTACTGGCTTTGCGCCCTCTTGAATTGCACGAAGCCCAATATATCTGTAAATATCAGCGAACGGTTTGTATCCTTCGCTTAAACGGAAAGGCTGGCTTTCTAATGTTAAATACTTCTCGCAGAAAGTTACGGGGTCAATGTTAAGAACGCTGTCTTTAAATTGATTAAATACGTCTTTATTCGCTGGGTTTACTGCCGGCATTCATACCTTTTATTACCCTGTCGCCGGCATTAGAATAGCAAAAGCATCCTTATCTTCATCATTTTCTTTTTCTGTTCGTCCGACACCCGCCCCAATATGAGGGTTGTGTGCCTCTGGGACAATATGCGCTTGCGCTGCCACAATACAATTATTAATATACTTTGCTACATCATCATTCAAAATATCTTGAGTTTCAATACCATGACGCTTGCCAAAAGTATACAAAATATCATGTTGCAATTGTGGAATAGTCACTCCCATTCCATGTGTATTATCAATAGTGTTTCTGATGTAATTTATAATATCATCAGAACAACTTTTGTATTTAGATAAAGACTTTGGCAAATCTGATTCGGTTTTATTTGCCTCAACTTTTAAGTTTTTTTTTATGTCAACTTTAGCCGAGATGCGTTTTAAATAATCATCAAGCCCTGTACGCTCACGCATTTCTTTAACAATACTATCAACAGTAGCATGTCGAGGCTTATCTGATACCATATTTGAAATTTGATTCAAAATAGAATATTGATGGCCTTCATGATCACGCTCACGAGCAACTTGAACTGCTGACTTTTGTTTATTTTCTAGTGATTCAGCAAAGTTAGATAGCCATTTGGGCATAGATGAAGATCTTTCGTAATCTCCGTCAGCTCTGTTTATTTTATTTCCGCCTCTGCTCATATAATTATGACCTAATATTGCTATATTTTATATCAGACTTATTATGCATGATAGTTTGCGGCCCAATCAAAATTATCACTTCTTCTTATATCTATATCTTCATCAGGATGTATGCCTCGATCTCTTCGCATAGTATATCCACAATCTTCTAACAATTGTAATAGCTCCGCTTTTTCTCTCATGGTTAATTTATATAATTCAGCTTGTCTTTTAAATAAATCCTCAATATCGTGACCTCCAGATACCATGCCATTTATACAAACTCTGGCAATTCTGGAAATTAAAAGCGGGACAGTTACCATTATGCCTTTGATACCAGATATTTTCTGACCTTCTTTAACAAGTTCTCCATCGGCTTGAGCCTTCTTTTTCTTTGGACGCTTATTAGAAATAATCTTTTCTAAACGATCAGTGCAACGATCACAGCCTTTTTGAATTTCATTACGAGCCGTTTCAATTTGGCTCATATCAAGCTCGCTCTTTAAATCAGAACGTACTGCTTTTGAAATCTCTCTGTCTAAAGCGCCAAGGTATGCAATAATGCGCTCAAGACCTACTGTGTCATGACCAGTATGAGGAGGAGAATTTTGAAACATATGATGAAGCCACGTTGGGAACTTAGAAATACCGCCACGTTTCTGCCAATCCCAAACATCCGGTTCTTCAACAGAGATTGATTCCGGCTCTTCTTCTACTACTATTTCAGCTGGATCCTCAATTTCGTCCTGGTTATCCGCCCCTGGAACATTCGGTAAAACGAAATTAAGCCTCATTGGCTCTTCATCACCAACCTGCATTATTACTTGTCCGTTACCTACGGGCTCTGCTTTTTTACCATCATTATCTTCATTATCATCTTCATCATCATCAACGTATAAAACTTCATCAGCATTGTTTATTTCAGCTGGTTTATGACCGGTTGATGGATCTCCAATAACGAAGTAATCTGGATCAGAAATCTGTTGTGCTAGTTTGGCTAGGCTCATTTGCGTCCTTTCAACATGCTAAATATCATAAAATGCCACTACTTTTAATGACTCATTATTAGCATAGCATTAGAATATCACTTTATTGGCTTTAAAAACTCTGTTGCGTAAATTAATCTATTCGTTCCCATTCTATTTTTTTTATTCTTATTGGCTCCAAACCCACAGTCTCTTTTTCTAAATGATACTTAGAAATTCCTTCAACGTCATACAATCCGCCTGGTCCAGCAAGAAATTTATTTGGATTTTCGGACACTTCGGCAATTAAAGTAACGGCAAATCCTCTTTTTCCTTTATTAGAAAACTCTTTACTGACATGTTTTTTAAATGACCAAGAGGTAGAATATCCATTAGTCGGAGGAATGCTAATGCCTTCCTCAAAATCTTTACTGCCATTATCAGACAGTTCTTTTTCATCTAAATTTAATATATCGGCTAATTGTTTTTTGGAATTTATTTTCATTCCACGATATAATATTTTGTGTGCAGGTTTATGTAAAATATTTTTATACCATCCAAGTTCCATTAACATAGATAAAAATAAGGCTGTCATTTCTGGTAAACCTTCTCTATTATATGTAAGAAAATGTTTGCGTAATTGTTCGTATATTTGTTTTTCTATTTCGACATCATCTTCTTCTGGAACAGCTTCTCGTTTTGAAGACCAGGCATATTCTCCGAATGGGCCATGTTTTGGAGCTTCAGGCTTTTTATTTTTTGTAGCAAGAGCTGTTTTAATTAAATTAATATTTTGTTTACTACCCATTAATGAATAAAGCCCATAATACATATTGCGACTAATATCATTGTCTCCATAATATCCTAATGGAAATGAATTTACTCCGTCTAACCCAATATTATTATATACTTTAGAATAAAATGGCGCTCCAAGAATTCCTTTTTCAGTAATTCCGGGAGCATTACTGTGCCAATTACACTCCACCGTAGGTTTGTCCACAAATAATTTTCCAGCATAAAAACAACGTTCTCCGGGATTATGCCACATGAAAAAACGGTTATTAGCCTTAGCGATATCGTCTTTTTCTTCTTTGCTCGCTTCGTCTCCTAATGAATCTAAAGGAGCCATCTTAGTAATTAAATCGCCAGCATTCTTGCATCCATAAGGAATATTCAATCCGAAAGGACAAGAGTCCTCGGTATTATTTCTAACGATTGCAAGTCTAACAATTTTTTTATCCATATTTTTAGGCATCAAATCCTCTTGGCCTTTACCATATATTCAGTAATACTTGGTACAGAAGGAACATGTGGCCACAAATTCAATTCATTCATTAGTTGAATCGTGCGAGATTCGTTAGCCTGAAAAGCTTTATTCAATTTCTTAACTACATACTCATTAGTAGCATTTCCTATACTTTCCGGATGAGCTTTTATCCATTTAATAATATCATCATCAATCTTGAATCCAAGCTTGGCCGCAAGATACAAAACACGAACAACTCTTTTGTTATCATATCCTAATGTAATAGAAGCTGGCAAACAAGTTCTGATAAGATTTTTTTTAATATCTTTTATTCCGCTTCCTAATGGATCCTTGATGGTTTTCAAATCTATTGTAAGTATTAATGAGTTGCACGTAAAATCTCTACTATATTGCTCTAACTGCAAATCAGTAGGATTTTTCATTCCTGCTCTTTTTAACATTCCATCAATACCTGGAATATTAAAATTTGACGAAAAATCTATTTTAAAATTGCCTAATAATACTTGTGAATGACCATCTGGCATTAACTTATATGGAGCTTTTATTCTCAGAGATAATTCTTTGCCAAGGAATTTGCTGCCATCATCACCTGTAGAAACATCCAAATCAACAAGCTGGCTTAATCTGCCTATTACCTTATCTCTAGGCACACCTCCTACAATAAACGGCTCAGATAAGTCGTTTTCCTTTGCAATTTGCGCAATAAGATTAAGCACCTCTCGAAGTTTCATTATATCCTAGCATTGGTTGACGCAGGCTCTACTGTTGCCGGAACAGCCAATTCTTGTGCCGGAGCTATTGGGGCGGTAGGAGCAGGGGTGGTTTTAGCGACATCTTCTGCTTCTTGCATAACTTTGCGCTTTTCTTTTCGCGCTTTATCTTTTTCTTTATCCGTTTCTAATTTCGATTTAATTCCCATAATATCTGGTCCATATACATCTTTTCCTGGCTCAGTAGGAGCTAAACTAATTTGTTGTCCGGTACCTTCCGTTGAGCTTTTTAACTTAGCTAGAATTTCTTCAACGCGAGTCAATACGTATTGATTTGAATCTAATGCCGAACGCATTGCTTCTGCAAGATTTGGAAAGTAAGTTGCTAAACCAAGTCTGCCTAACATTAAATCTACAATGTTGAGCTGTCTTGCCAATTCGCGATTACCATAAATTTTAGCAAGCGCTTCCAATTTTTCAATTACAGTTTCAATTGTAACATTCTTAAGCGCTTGCTCAATTTCGTCGCTAGAAAAATGCTCTGGTATTGATGATACTGGAGCAGCAGGCGCAACAGGAGCATCAGCTGCTTGAGCAGTAGCTATAAGATCGTCTTCAGTGACTAATAAATCATTAGCATCATTAGTGTCATCATTATCATCATCACTTTTATTTTCGTCTTTTTCATCAGAGTATGAATCGCCAGATAATCCTTTTAAAAATTCTTTCATCGCAGCTTCTGGACTATCACTTTCACTTTCGCCTCCGGATCCCATGTCAGGCATAGAAGACATATCAGGAGTTGGCTCAGTTCCCATCCCCAAACCTGGGTCACCTGGCATCCCTGGAGCCACTTCCGCTGGTGGTGGCCCTCCTGGTGCCACTTCCAATGGAGGAGGGGCTACTTGAGCAAGAACCATCATTAATCGAGCTGGTTCTAAATGTCCCTTCGAAACCAATATGTTAGCTTGTTTTATAATCAAATCTCTTGGGGTCGAAGATCTGATATTCATAATTGGAGCAGTCTGAATCTCACGCTTAATAGTATGCAAAGCATTAAGCCATGTTTTAAAGCCTTCTGGACCTAATACATTGCGCACAGCTTCTGTTTTTGTAGCTATTCTTTCCGCAGAATTTAATCTACCAATTAAAGCAATAATTTCTCTTTGAGCAAATTCTTGTTTATCTTTTTCAGACTGCTGTTGCTGTTGTTGTATTTGTGGCGCAGGATCTTCGTAAGCACTCATGTTTGGCATTGGAATTGATGCTTTTAAATTATTGACATCAAGTGGTAAAAAGGCGCCCTCTCCCACTTCCATATATCTATTGCCCCTCTGAGCTGTTTTATATTTATTATGAGTGTTTTGCTCATAAAATAACATCCAGTGTTTAAAGTTATCTTTTTCCATCTTTTCCCAATTTTTGGTTACAAGTTCAAAAGCCTGAGTACGATCCATGTTTACAGAATTAGCATAGACTGCCCTCATTGCATTCATCCATTTTGTTCTATTATATGGCGAAGGAAAATATTGGCCAGCATCGCTTTGAGGATATGCGATTTTCTTAATAGGTATTTCAACTTCTTTTAATGCATTGGCCGCAGCAAGATAAAAATTTAAAATAGTATGAATTGGGTATTTCTCTCTATTTTGCATTATAGCAGCAGAAACCTTAGCTAATTCATTATTATCAAGCTGTTTGCCAGAAAGCTCTTCTGCTATCTTTTTAGCATGTAAACTAATATAAAAAGCATCTTTATAATCATTATCTGAAGATACTCCTAATAATGACAAAGCTTCGGCTTCACGAAAAAGATTTTGTTTTAAATCCTCCGGCAGCAAATGTGCTTTTTGAAGCTTATTTTTAATATATTCATTCATCATTGCTTCCTATTTCGCCCTCAAGTTCGCTTTCTTTTATATTCTCTGCTTGAGTCATTAATATTTTAGCTTCAACCAGGCGTTTCTCTTGTGTCAAAGGCTTGTCCAACTCTGGTGGCACAAGAGCGTTTAGCTTTTCTCGCATTTTGTCCATAAACAAAAATGAAGCCTCAGGATCCAACTCTGCCAAAACTTCACGGATTACATCCTGAAATATTGCAGTATGTTGGTCCATAGCTTGCATCGTAATGTTATGTTGTATAATCTGATCTGGAGCTTTATTTATGATTTTATCAAATTTTTCAGTTGCATTTAAAAGAACTTCAAACCATTTAATCAAACCATAATCAGGTTTTAAATTACCGGGATTCTCTTGAACTTTATCAAAATATTGTTCAATACGTTCACGTATTAAAAATACAACCTCAGTCATAATTCGCTTAATATCTATATCATTATCAGCAAGCTCATTTAATCTTTGTTTATATGTTTTATTATTTAGTAAAGATTCTGCTATTTTTTTATTTTGTTTATTATCGGCTTTAACATCAGTAATGTCATTTTTTAAAGTATTATATAAATCAAGATTATTATCTACAAACTCTTTTAGCATCTTGCTAGAGAGTTTTAAATGTGTTTGATCGCTATTTGGATATTTCAATTTTAGCCAATCAGAAATATCCTTGGTCTTTAATCCATTAACAAGCTTTGATATAATCTCATCTTTATCTGGATGCGCTAAAATTTTTGAGAAATCCATTATGCTCTCCTTAGCAGAGAGGCTTAATAATCAGAATTCAGCACTTGTTCTCTAGTGCTAAAATTTGTATGCTCCGGTGCTAAATCGTTAAAATGATTAGTTTGGTTAGAAACTCCAGTTCCCGGAATTTGGTTACCTGCCATAGTAGTATAACCAGCCTCATAATTATAAATTTGCTTATCTAAGCTGCATTGGTAAACACTGTCCGCTACTCTCATCATTTGTTCACCAGGATGTTCGGGGCAAGAACGTGTGCTAAGCGGAGCGGCTAATGGGCGATATTGTTTAACACCTTTATTAATAGCTTCTTCTGGGTTGCCCCCACTCTCTTTTTCATATTCCTTATGATGCTCTTTGTTAGCATTGTTATAAATTGCATCACCTTGCTCATCATGATATTTATTTTTAAGTCTATCAATTTCCGAATCTTCAGCTGCCTTAAATTTATATAAAGCTTCTTTATCAGAACTAATACTAATTAATAGCTCATCAATAACAGCTGCTACTTTTTGAAGTGCAGGATCTCCGCTACTATCATATTCTTCTGCAATGGCAGCCATTTCATCCAAATCATCTGCGGAAATATCTGGTCCGAAATCATCAACTTCCTCAGCAGCATTGCGAATAATTGCAGCAGCAGATATTAAAGCATTCGCTACAATATCAGTAAAATGCTGGTTATTTTCCACCTTTACTAAAATATCATTATCCGCATTTTCTAAACTATCAGCAAGACTGTTTAATAGATCTGAAGTTCTCATGATTATCCTAAGTAAATTCTAGAATGTAAAAATGAGCCGCCCTC